TTTTTAAATTCAACTTCTAAGATTTTTTTATCAAAATTATAATTATTATGAGCCATTAAAAAAACATCACCTGTATTAGTTTTATAACAAGTATTAACGAAATTAAGAAATTCTAATAATATTTCTTTCTTACTTTTAGTAACATTTTTATCTAAAAATTCATTTGTAATATTATGGATAAAAGAATTTTCTATTTTTCTATCAGTATTAATATAATAATGAAATTCTTTATCTAAATTAATAGTAATTGCAGCAATTTCAAGAATAACATCATTTAAAATATTTAATCCAGTAGTTTCTAAATCATAAACTATAATAGGATATTTTTTAATTTTCATAAAAAATTATTGTATAATTAATATATAATTAAATATTTTTAAATAATATAAAATATGTTAGAAAATTTATATAATTTTTTATTTAATCCAGAAGAAGTAAAAATTATAGATAAAGAAAAAACATCTAAATTATTATCTAAAAAAACAAAAAGAAATATAGAAGGCACATTAATATTTTTTATAATAATTATTGGATTAATATTAGCATATGCATTTTTTATTAAAGAAAATAATATATTAAAACAAGATTTAAGTAAGCCTAAAAATATATTTGTATCACTTGTAATATTATTTATAGTAATATATGTCGTATATTTTAGTTCCAATGTTAAATTACAAAATGCTACATATTCTGCTATGGCTGCTTTTATTATAGCAATAACAGCACATTTAGATTTACCATTTACTGCATTCTTTTTTATATGGATTTATCATTATTACTTTAAAGGTGATGAACATCATTTTGAATAGTTATATGATTTTATTTAATTAAATTTTTTTAATAATAAAATATTAATAAAATATTAATAAAAATATTAATAAAATATTTTTATTTTTATTAAAAATTGTAATTATTATTCATTGTCATTAACTGAATTATTAATAAATTTAGGTTTATAATTTTTCAGATAATTTTTATCAAATATAATTTGATTCTTTAATTGAACAAGATTAAATTGTCTAATATCATTAAATTTTTCAGAATATAATATAAAATATTCTTTAAATTCCATTATTCTAATATAACCTTCTGGATTATCTTTACCAATTCTTTTATTAAGTATAAGAGAAGATATATAAAAAATATTACAGAATATAAAAATATCAATATAAGTTCCTTGATAATCTTTTCTTTGCATAATAGAAATAATTTGAGATAAAGTAGATACATATTTAAAAACAATAGGTTCCAATTGAATAAATCCTTCAATAATGTTATCAAAGTTAAAATATTTATTAATATCATTTTCATAATTTTCTATATTATTGATGATTAATTCTTTAATAGATTGAGCATTATATTTATTCTCTGAATTAATAGTATTAGCAACTTTGGATAAAGCTTCATAAAGATATCCAATAGATTGTATATAACTTTTTTTATAAACTTGGAATTCATTTCCAAAAATATTTAACCAATGTGTGCTTAATTCTTCAATATCCGAAGTATTAAATTCATTAGAATCACTATCAGAAATAATAAGATCTGGTCTTTGTTTAACAATATTTGGAAGATTATAAGTATAATCACTAACTTTAAAAATATCATAAAGATCAGTTTTAATATAAAGATTATCAATTTGTTCTTTAATATCATGAGATCTTAATAATATTTCATCCATATTAGGTTCTAATTTATTTATATTAATAATATCAGGAACGAGACCATCCATAATTTCTTTACTTTTTAATTTATTTCTAAGTAATTCCTCAGATAAAAGATTAAGAATATTATCTAAATTATTTTTACCATTAATCATATTAAATTTACTAATTAATAATTTCCATTCATCTTTACCATTATCAGTAGATTTAACACAATGAACACTTTTATTTTTAATATATTTGCATAAGAATCTATTATTAGGAACTTTATAATTAGATAAATCAATATTTTTTGTAGTAAAATGAGCTATATTACAAATAATAGGTTTAAGAACTTGTTTAAGCATTTCTCTTTTTTCATTCATATTTTTTTGAGAAGATGGAATATTTAAAATATTATAAATAAATTCTTTAATTTTAGGAGGTTCTTTAGAAAGTGTGTATCTAATTCTTTCATAACTTTCATTTTCATATTCAAGTTTATTTATTATAAGTTTTCTCTCATCTAATTCTTCTCCTAAAGAACCTTGTGAAATTTTATCATCTATATCAAGATAAAAAGTCATTTTAATACCTGGTAATTTATCAGTATTAACTAAACTATTATAGATAGGTTCTATAGGTATAATACGATTATTTTCAAGTAAAAAACCAATAATAATATTGTCATTATCAAACGATAAAATTTTAAATAATGGTTTTAAATTAAGACCAGTATTTTTAGATATATCATGTAAATAATGATAAGTTTCTTTATAACTTTTTAATTCATATTCAAATATTTCTTTAATACTTGTAATAATACTGTCTGGTTTAGTAGGAATAAATATATTTTTATATTTAAGATAATCAGTAATAATACCAATAGTTCTATTAATTTGATCAACAACTTGATATTTAGGTTTAATTAATTCTAAAGTTTGTTTGAGTGTATTTTCAGGTTTAAAATTAAATTCATAATGATTATTTTTATCAAATTTATTTTTATTTTCATTAAGTAATAAATTCCAATTAATTTTTTGTGATTGGCATTCATTCATCGCAATATCTAAAATACGTTGTGTATTTTTATCAATAGAAGTAAAATACCATTGTAATAAGATATCATTACTTGATGCTTCTAATTTATAAATAGGTTCATAATTTTTTTTCATTTTAATAATAAAGTAAGTAGGTTTATCAATATTAAAGAATTCTTCACTATTAAGAGCAAGAGGACATATAATATTACTAGTCTCAAAAATAATTATATTAATACCTTCTTCAGTAATAATACCAGGTCTAGAAAGAAGATCCCATAAAAATACTTCATTAATAAAAGTATCATTTGATTTTAAAAAATGAATAAAATTTTGTAAGGGTATAGATAAATTTTTATATTTTTTATTAAGAGGTGTTTTGATAATTTTTTCATTTTGTTTATCATCATTTGTAATAGAATTATCAATATTGGTTGAAATATTTTTAAATGTAGCATAAACAAGACCTTTATTAAGACTTCTAAAAAGTTTATCATCTAGTTTAGAAATAATAAAGTCTTTAAACATATCTATAGAAATAATATTATTTTTATCATCACTTACAAGATCAGCTATACAAGCAAGAAAAGATTGGTTTTCATTGAATTTAAGACCTTTACGAACATAACAAGATGTATTAGGTTTTAGATATCCAGATTCACATTTAGAATTAAAAATTTTTTGTAAATCAGGTAAAAGAAGACCAAATCTACCTTCTTCAATTAAACCAGTTTTATTAAGAATATATTTAATAGATGATTCAGCATTCGTATTTTCAACTTCTTCACCTAGACATTTTTTATAATTAATATAAGCTTTGTATTTAGGATCTTGATGAGAAACTTTAAAACAGCAAGGAAGACAATAACCATCAGGATGTTTTTTATTAGCAAATCCAGGATATAAATATTCACCTCTAATAATAACATCATGTTTATTATCTTTCGTAGAGAAAGGACATTCAGCAGTCATACAATCTTGACCTTTTCTTGTGGCTCTTTTTCTAAAATTATCTAATTGATCATAATCAATAGGTAATTGACAATAGGGACACCAAACTTTAGGACATATATACCAATATTGATGATTTTCATCAGAACCATATTTATATGCATAAGAAAATGATTTTTGATCAACTTTAGGATGGTTATAGGGATTATATTGAAGTATAATAGGTTGTCTATAACCGGTAGATTGACATGCAACACTGTATCTAGATTTATCAAGTTTAGAACTTTTATATTCATAAAGTCTAGAATCAAAACTTTGTAATCTTCTAAGAAAATAAGAATCATCATTACAAAAATCTTGACAAGTTCCCAATTCAACAATTTTATCATCACATTTAAGTTGATTTTCAGGATTAATTGGTTCATTAGGGATAGGCATAAAATCTTGGTAATCAGTTGTATCAATATTTGATTTTTTATTAATTATTTTACTATTAAGTTCTTCAGTATTAGGATCAACAGTATTTTCTTCAATATCATATAAATATTGTTCAATATTACTATTTATATTATAATCATTCATTTCTTCTTGATCTACAACTTCAGTATTAATCTCTAAATTTTTATCATTTTCAGTTGTATTTTGATCATAATCAATTTCATAAGTATCATTTTTATTAGAAGAAAATTTAGAAGATTTAGATAAAAGGTATTTTATAGCTTTTTTATCTTTGAATAGTATATTTTTTTTCTTATATAATTGAAGCATAGTAAGAATAAATTTATTAACGAAAGTAATAGTTTTAAGTTCGCTAATACCTTTCATTTCAATTCTAGTATCTTTGATATTAATATCAATACCAAAACTTCTAATTTTAACATTTTGATCTCCATAATAACCGTGTTTTCTATTCCAATCTTTAAGAATATCTTCAGCTTCTGATTTTTTTTTATAATATTTAGTTTCAATAATTTTAATAATTTCAATATCATTAAATTGTTGTTTTTTAAGTTCAGTAATTTTATTGTAAAGTTCTGGTTTATTAAGAAAGTTACTAACTCTTTTATATTTAAAAGATAAACGATCACCTTTTTCAATATTAGTTTTAATGGTTTCTTGTTCTTCAGTAGGTAAAACATAAGGGGTAAAAAGTAAAGCAAAATTATAAAGATCAAGAGGATTATATTCACCGAATTTACAAACATCAGTAACGACATTAATAAAAGATAATTCAAGATTTTCACTCATTATAACATCATTACCTTTATTAATAATTTCAAATTTAGGTTCATCAATATTAAGATTAAGTCCTTTATTAATAATTCTAATAAGATCTCTAAGACCATGAATAGCATTTTCAATTTCATATATATTAGCTTTTTTTTCAAGAAGGAAACTAGCTTCGAGTTGTATATGACCATTATCAAAAAAATTAATTTGAGAATATTTTCTAATACCATTAATTTCATAAAGAAAATATTTAACAACAAGACCTCTAGGAACAGGTGTTTTATATTTAATTTCATCACCAATTTTCTTTTTTTTATAAGACCAATTTTCGAGTGTATCTCTATCAACAAGTTCATTTTCAAGAGCCCCTTTATAAAGTGATAAATAAATTTCATCAGTAATAATATCTTTAAATTTAAGGAATACAATTTTGTCATCAAGGTTTCTTCTAAGAAAATTAAAAAGTTGTTGAAGATCAAGATTATGACTAGAAGAAGAATTAGAAATATTATTAATATTAGATTTATCATAATCTTTAGGTCTAAGATACATAATCACAGTAATAACGTTACAGTCAGCACTACAAGCACAATCATTTGATTTAATAAGATCAATAATATATTCATTCTTATCATATTGTAATTTGAGTTCATCTATTTTTTTTCTATATTCATTTTTATCAAAATTGGTATTAGCTTTAGGAAAATATTTAAATAGGTATCCGTATTTAACAAGATTATCAATATTAATATTTTTTTTGACAAGTAATTTAAGAATATCTTCAAACATGATAAGATTAAGTTCAACAAGTTTTTGATTATCAGAAATTTTAATAACATCAATAATAAGTTCATTCATATCATTTTCAAGTTTATTATTAGTAATTTTAAAACCATCTTTATCAACAAAATGATAGTCAATTTTAAATTTAGAATTTTGGATAGGTTCAATATTATTATAGAAAAGTCCAATAGTTTGGTCATTATAAGATAATTCTTGATTATCAGGGATAAGAATATTATCATGAGAAGACAAATAAGTCATAATTTTATTTTTAAGATTGAAAATAGTATCATCAATATTAATATATTTTTTAATAAAAATGAATTTATTAGTATTATTAATCCATCCTTTTTTACCAAAAAGTTCATCAATTTCATTTTCATCTTTTTTATTAAGTTTAATATTTTTTTCAAGTTTTTCAATAAAATCATATTTAGACGAAGATATATCACCTATAAAAATATATTTAATAAGTTGTCCATCAGTTTTATGAGAAATAATAAATATAGGTCTAGGAATTGTTAAATTACAAAACATATTATAAATTAATATATAATATATATATTTAAAATTTAAATAAAAAAAAAATATAATAAAAAGTTTTTTTTATATAAAGTAAAAAATAATATTGATTGCATAGATCTAGATCTAAATACATCTTAATTTTTTTAGTATAGTAGGTAAATCTTTATTAAACATTGGTAAAAAAGTTATAACAACAACTTTTTCATTATCATTATCTCTATAAACGATAAATTTATCTTCGGATAGATTTAATATTTCCATTATTTTATATCTTTTATATACTTTGAGATATACTTTTTTGCTTCCAGATTCTACATAATTAAGATATAATCTTTGATAACTTCTATTACTAATCATTTTTTCAACACATAGTTGAATACCATTAGAAACCATATTTAATAATTCTCTTTTTTTTTTAATTTTTTCTACCACTATAATAAACATAATTAGATCATTATCTTCTTGATTCATATGATATATAAATCTATAACTAAATATAGTTTTATATTTTTATTATTAAAACGATCATGGAATATAAATAATACAAAATTTAATGAAAGAGATAAGATATTATTTAATATTTTCATCCATAAGAGGAGTATCAGTTATTTTCATTCCACAGTATTCTTGAGGATTACTATTATAATCGGTAGGTTTATAAATACCTAATTTACTAGCTTTTTTTAATAAAAATTTAAAATTACTCCAGAATTCATCAGTATGACCAACACTTTCAGTCATAATATGAGCCATTTCGTGTAATGCAACGAACATCATAGTATTCATATCAACTAATTTTTCATCTTTATCTTTAGATCTTAAACAGAATACGATTTTTTCACCTTTATTAATAGAATAAGAAGTATTTTTACTATTTTTTTCTAATTCAATTATATTATTAGGATTAAATTTTTTAATTAATCTTTGAACTCTGTCTTCTTCAGTGTAATTTTCTTTTAAATATTCTTTAACAGTAACCAATTTTTCTCTAATAAGAGCCATCATATCAGCAGCATCATTTTTATCTTCTTTATTTCTGACTAAATATTTTCTTCCATCTTTTTTAGATTGAACATATAAAAGATCGTTATATTTATTCTCATTATAAACAAAATATATTACTAATAAGAGCACTAAAAGAACTATTGTTCCTATATCCATTAAATTTTAATTAATATATAAATTATTCATATATTTTTTTATATTTCTTTTTAATATCTTTATATAATTGTCTTAAAGTCTCTTTATATTTAATATATTTTTCTTTTGTTTTTAATAATATTAATTTATTATTATAGTATTTTTCATAATTAACATTACCGGATTTATCAATAGATTCATTATTTAATCTTTTTTCTTCTTTATTGCTTAATTTATAATTAATTAGATATCTATTTAGTAAAATATTTAAGTATGGATTATATCCTTGAAATATATTAAAATATATAATTCTATTAATATCTTCTAATGTAAAATCTTTTTTATTTTTATTTTTTTTTATAATATTTTCATAATATTTTAAAACTTTAATACCAGAAATTAGCATTTTTTTTACTTGTAATTTATTTAAAAATTTAGTATTATAAAAGATACCTAAATCATTAAATTTAAGATATTTAATATTTATTTTATTTTTATTAAAAAATTTATGAATTAAAAATTTTGTTTTAATGTATGCATTTTTATCATAAATAATAAATATTTTTGAACTTTTGGTTACTTTATTTAATAAAGGATAAATAGTATATTTATAACAATATAATTTATTATCATCTGTTAAACATTTATTAATTAATTTTGTTTTTAATAAACCATCAGAGGTATATAGATTTGGATCTAAACCAAATTCCATTTTTATAATTTATATATATATATATTTTTAGTAAAAAATAGATGTAATTATAACAAGAGATATAAAAAATTTCTTTCTTATATTCTTTGAATTTTATATTAATTTAACTATTTTTATGCTTTTTAGATATCATCATCAATATTCTTAGACCATGAATTAACAGTTTTATTAATAGAATTTAAATATATAGTTTCATATTCTGATTTATTCCCTGATTTATTTCTTCTATCATTAGAATAGTTTTTTTTATTAGAGTATATTCTTTTTGAACCTTGAATAGAACTAGTAAAAAAAGAATCATTAATATTTAAATTAGAAAGCATAATGATAGTTTAATTAATTTTAGTGTATTTAATATAATATATTATAGGAATAAATGAGTATCATTTTTTTTAATAATAAAAACAATATAAAGCATCAAAAATATATAAAGAAAAATTGAATAAATTTATTTAAAAACAAAGTATTAATACTATATAACTCATTATGATAATTAAAAAAAACTATTTCCGTAATCAAAATAATATAGAAATAAATGAATTAAATAATGATCTTATTTTTCAAGCAGTTGATTGGTCAGAAAAGGATGTATTGATAGAAGAAGAAGATGACTCTGACTCAGATAATGATATATCATTTGAAGATAAAGATAAACAGAAGAAAAATAGGAAAAAATGTTATGAGATAAGATGTTATGGTATATCTGATAATAATTTTACAATATGTATAAATATTAAAGGATTTAAACCATACTTCTATATCAAAATAGATGATAAATGGACTAAAAGCCATATATTAAAATTTACGAATGAATTATCGAAAAAGATAAGTAAGAATAGTCAAAATTCGATAAATTCATGTAAATTAGTTAAAAGAAAAGATTTGTATTGGTTTTCTGATAATAAATTATTTAAATTCATAGAAATAGTTTTTAATAATAAATCAGGATATAATGAAGTTAAATCTTTACTGATGGGTAAAGAACTAGATTTCGAGAAACAAAAACTTTTAGATAAGGAGAATAAAAAGTTAGAAAAGAGATACTTTAAGATTGATGGAGTAAAATACGATTTTTCAGAATCACTTTATGAAACAAATATATCTCCGTTATTAAGATTTTTTCATGATGCAAATATACAGCCATGTGGTTGGATAAAAATACCATGTAAAAAGTATGAGATTTTAACAGAAAAGAATTCTAGATGTCAGTTAGAAATTAATTGTAATTGGGAATCAATAGAACATGTAGATAAAACTGATATAGGACCATTATTGATAGCATCTTTTGATATAGAATGCACAAGTTGTGATGGAACATTTCCGAATCCAGAGAGACCGGATGATGAAATAATTCAGATAGGAACTACAGTTCATAGATATGGTGAAAAATATTGTTGTTTTAAGAATATTTTAACTTTAAAGAAGTGTGAAACGATAACAGAGGATAATATAGAAGTGAAATCGTTTAATACAGAAAAGGAACTTATTATAGCATGGTCTAAATTAATAGAAAGAATAGATCCAGATGTAATAACAGGATATAATATATGGGGTTTTGATATGACGTATATGGATTCTAGAATGGTTAATGGGTGTGGTGGTAAATACGCTCCATTCAATGATCAATTTTATAGAATATATTCACGTAATCATAAATATCCAGCAATATTTAAAGAACAGAAATTAGAATCGAGTGCTTTAGGAGAGAATTTTTTATCTTTTTTTCAGAGTGAGGGTATCATAGGAATAGATATGTTAAAATTATGTCAAAAGGATTTTCAATTAGAGTCGTATAAACTTGATTTTGTTTCAAAGAATTTTATTAAAGGAAAGGTTAAAGGATGTCGTATTATAGATGATAATAATATTATTATACAAACAGATAATACAGATGGACTTAATACTGATTCTTATATAAGTTTAAATATTAAATTGCCATTGAAGATACTTAATAAAAATTATTTAAAAGAGAAATTTCATGTTACAAAGATAGAAAAAGGATTGATATATATAGATAATATAAATGTAAAATTATTTTTCAGGAATGAAGAAGAATATGAATCTTTTAAGAATAATAAATTGAGTATAGAGTGGTATCAAAATAAGAATGATTTATCACCGAATGAATTATTTCAGAGATATAGTAGAGGGAAACCAGAAGATATTAAAGAAATAGCATTATATTGTGTAAAAGATTGTGAATTAGTAAATACATTAATAATGAAATTAGAGGTGATTACGAATAATGTAGGAATGGGAAATGTTTGTTTAGTTCCATTAACATATTTATTTTTACGAGGTCAAGGTGTTAAGATTTTTAGTTTAGTTGCGAAGCAATGTAGGGATGAGAAATTTCTAGTAAAAGTTTTATCACCAAAAGACATAGATAATAGTAGTTATGAGGGAGCAATAGTTTTCGATCCGAATCCAGGTATTTATTTTGAACCGATACCGGTTTTGGATTATGCATCATTATATCCATCGAGTATGATAGCAGAGAATATATCACATGAGACATTGGTTTTAACAAAAGAATATGATTTAGAAGGTAATTTAATTAAAGTAAATCCACCTAATAATGAAAAATTTCTTGAATTGACGGAAGAATATAATTTTAATATTATTGAGTATGATACGTATAAAAAGGTAACAGAAGAAGATAAGAAAAAAATTAATAGTAAGAAGTCAATAACAAATATAAAACCGAAGAATAATGATGATGAAGAGAATATGAATGATGAAGATGAGAATCAAGAAGATCATACAGATGAATATCAACCGAATTTTACTTTTTTTAATATGAATAAATCAATTAAAAAGAAGGAATATGATATGGAAGAGAAAGGATCATTAGGAATAAAAACTGGTAAAAAGGTTTGTTATTATGCAGAGAATAAGAATGGAGAGAAGGGTTTAATGCCAAGAATCTTAAATAGATTATTATATGCAAGAAGATCAACGAGAGCTAGTGCAGAATATAAAGATGTTGAATTAAAAGATGGTTCAATAATATATGGATTTGTTAAAAAAGATGAAAATAATAGAACAGTAGAAGTTGCAAAATATAAAGAAAAAGCAATAATTGTATCGTTGGATGAAGTTTTAACAATAAAAGATAAATTCTCAGATTTTCAGAAGAAAGTTTTAGATGGTTTGCAATTAGCATTTAAAGTTGTTTGTAATTCTTTATATGGTCAGGTTGGTGCATCAACTAGTTCGATATGTTTTAAAGAATTAGCCGCATCAACAACAGCGACAGGAAGAAGAATGGTAACAATAGCAAGAGATTTAACATTAGAATATTTTCCAAAATCAAAACTTGTTTATGGAGATAGTGTTACAGGAGATACTCCGGTTATTATTAGACGTAATTATATGATTGAGATAATAAAAATATCAGATCTTGAAATTAATGATAATAATAATAATAATAATATTAAATGGTTATCATATGATAATTTCAAACCGAATGATCAAGGAAGATTTAATAAAGAACAGATGATACCGGATCATGATAAAGATAGATTAGAGATTTGGTCATCATCGGGTTGGACATTAATCAATAAGATTATTAGACATAAGACGATGAAGAAGATTTATAGAGTAGTTACAACGACAGGAATTGTAGATGTAACAGAAGATCATAGTTTATTAGATTCGTCGATGAGAATAATAAAACCGAATAAATGTAAATTAGGAGAGATATTATTAACGGGATTTCCAGTTAAAAATGAAAATATTATTGAAAATACTTCGAATGAATTAATGAAAGGTATAATTTATAGTATAAAAGATTCATTAGAGGCTCAGAAATTATATTATGAATTGGTATTGAAGGGAAATAAATTAGAGTTAATGTATGATCATACATTAAAATTATTTCATATAGTCAATATAAGTGATGAAATGGATGATAGAATAATAGGAAAAGTATTATCGATACATGATATGGGTTATACAGGTTATGAAGATTATGTCTATGATTTGGAAACAAAGGAGGGTAATTTTCATGCAGGTATAGGAAATATAATAGTAAAGAATACAGATTCTGTATTTATTAGTTTTGTTGATTATATAAAGGAAAAATATGGTGAAGTATCACCAGAAGAATTACTTAGATTATCAATAGAGACTGGTAAGGAAGCATCCAAGATGGTATCATTACAATTGAAGAAACCGCAGGATTTAGAGTATGAAAAGACTTTTTATCCGTTTGCAATATTTTCGAAAAAGAGATATTTTGGAAATAAATATGAATTCAGTCATAAAGAATATAAGCAGACGAGTATGGGTATAGTTTTAAAACGTAGAGATAATGCTCCGATAGTAAAAGATATTTATGGTGGAATTATTGATATTATATTAAATAAAAGGAATATAGATGATGCAATAATATACTATAAAAATGAGATAAAAAAATTATTAGATGGTAATGTAGATATAGATAATTTGATAATATCAAAGAGTATAAAATCGACAGAATCGTATAGTAATCCGACATTAATAGCACATAAGGTGTTAGGTGATAGGATAGGAGATAGAGATCCAGGAAATAAGCCACAATCCAATGATAGAATACCGTATTGTTATATAGATATAAAGAATATAAAATGTGTATTATGTCAGGGTGTGATATGTGGTGATAAGTGTAAATGTAATAAATGTATGAAAATATTTTGTGTAAAACATTTAACACAGCATACAGAAATATGTTATCCGATATGTAGATACTATAAGACTCCATTAAATAAGAATATAAAGAATAGGGAAGGTAAGTATAATATAAACGAATGTCCTACATGTAAGGGATGGTATTCTGATAATGCGATGATAAAACATACGCAGAGGAAGGATAAGTTGGGAGTAATACATTATGATAAATGTAAGAAACCATTAACATATAAGTTATTACAGGGTGATATAATAGAGCACCCGAATTATATATTAGAGAATAAACTAATAATAGATTACAGGTATTATTTTGAGCATCAGATAAAGAAGCCAGTGAATCAGATATTTGAATTAGTAATAGATAACCCTGATTCAATAACGAATGAGATTATCATAGCAGATAATAATAAAAAGAATGGTAATCAAAATATAACGAATTGGTTTAAGGTTTTAAAATAATCTAATAATTTTTCATATATATTATAATATTAAAAATTGAATTTAAAAATATATAAAAATAAATTATTATATTTATATAAAAGAAATTTGATAATGGATGATAATTATGATGATAAATTTTATTGCATAAAAGGTAAAGGAGGTTTAGCAAATATGGGAAATACATGTTATTTTAATACGGCTATACAGTTATTAAATAATTGCAAAGATTTAACGACATATTTTTTATCAGGTAAATTTAAGGAAGATTTTAATAAGAAGTCAGATGAATCAGATTTTAGTTTAAAATACTATAAATTGGTAAATGAGATATGGAAGGATAATATAGTTTTAAGACCAGCATCTTTAAAAAATTCTTTAGAAAAATATCATAAACAATTTAGGGGTTATTTACAGCATGACACTCAGGAGACATTATTAATAATGATAGATTTATTACATATGGGATTAAATTATCCGATATCAATAAACGTATCAGGTTCAGTAATGAATGAGGTTGATAAGTTAGAGATATTATATACAGAATCAATGAGATCATTTTTTGGTAAGACTTATTCAAAGATAATAGAGTTATTTTATGGATTTGATCATTCGACGATAACTTGTAAGAATTGTAATCATACAAGTCATAAATTTGATCCATTTAGTGTATTAAATTTGCCTATAAATCAGTTTGAAGAGAAATCGGAGAAGGTTTCAGATATGAAGATAACGAATACGATTCATGATTGTTTAGATATATATACGAATTCAGAAGAATTGGATAGAATAAATCAATATAATTGTGAGAATTGTAAGACATTAACAGATGCAACGAAGAGAATAACGATATGGAAATCTCCGAAGTATTTAATAATAAGTTTAAAACGATTTGACTATAGTAGGAATATAAAGTTAGATAGGTTGATTCATTTTCCGATTATTAATTTAGATATAAGTAATTATGTTGATGGATATGCAACAAAAAAATATATATATAATTTAATAGGAGTTGGTAATCATATAGGAATGGGTTTAAATGGTTTAAGAGGAGGACATTATACATCGTATATAAAGAAGCCAGATAATAAATGGTATTCTTATGATGATGATAGGGTTACTGAGTTAATTAATTATGAATATTTAGAGGCTATAAAGAATAATATAAAGCAATATATAATAAATAATAAAATAACAGAGATTGATCAAAATATATTGAATACATTGATGAATCCAAATTTAAATAAATTTAATATACCAGTTCCGGTAGATTTAAAAATAAATGAGATTGATGTATTTCTAGATTTAATAGTATTTGCAATCATAGAGAAAATAATTATTAGTAATAATGCTTATGTTTTAGTTTATGAGAGAATTAATTAGATTAGATGATATTGATTTATAATAGATATAGAATGATAATGAAATAAAAATAAAAATAATATTTTTTATATTATTTTTAATGTAATTTATAATATATATATGAATAGTAATAAAGGATCTAAATTTGGATCGAATTTTCTAAATAAATTTAGGAAACCGGTATCAATCAATACACAAAGTTCAACAAGTAATATTTCAGTAACTCACATAGTAAGTTTAATTTTAATAATAATAGTAATATATTTGGTAATAGTATTGATATATTATTTTTTATATTCGTGTAAGAAGAAGAAGAGTTTATATGAATATATAACAAGTTTTTCATTAGATCCATGTGATAAGAATGGAGAGATGAGTATAGATTTGAATCCAATATCATTAATAGAATCGACGTTAAAAGATGATGAGGTATTTCATGTAAGTAATCAGGATTATACGTTTGATCAGGCGAAGTGTAAGTGTGAGGCTTATGGAGCAAAATTAGCAACGAGAGAGCAGATAATGAAAGCATATAATAATGGAGCAGAGTGGTGTTCATATGGATGGTCAGAGGATCAGAATGCTTATTATCCGACACAGAAATGCACATGGGATAAGATGCAGAGGGGTCCAAAGAGTAATAGAAATGATTGTGGAATGCCTGGTATAAATGGAGGATTTTTTAGTAATCCGAAGTTAAGGTTAGGAGTAAATTGTTATGGGACAAAACCGGCTGGTGAGGTGGTTAAGTTAAAGAAGCCGGAGTGTAAGGAGGGTGAATTTTGTAAGAGGGAGGAGAATTATAATGCGTCAAATAAATTACCGACAGATAATATAGCACCATTTAATTCAGAAAAGTGGAGTGGTTTATAAAAAATAAAAAAAATATAGTATAAATTATAATCTAATAATTCAATATATTATATTATAATAAATGTCATTACCTAGTATAAAAATAACAACAAATAATAATAATAATAATAGTAATAATAATAATAATGTAGGTGTAAATAATCGAATAAATTATAATAATGAAGATTATGAAGATGAAGATTATGATGATGAAGATTATGATGATGAAGAAGATTATGAAGATGATGATTATGAAGAGAATAATAATAATGAGAATAATAATCAGAATGGTGGAATAAATTTCAAGGTAACAAAGTTAGATACATTATCAGATTCAGAGCCGGATATAGCATATAAGTATAAGGAAGATAAAACGAATACGAATCATTTAGATATAGC